CGTTGCTACCGCCACTCCAACAGCTGCTGTCGCGGCGCTGGCCGAATTGATTTTGTAGGCGTGTCGGCACGTCCGTTGCTTACCGGCGACACGATGGAACGTGGGATTGAATTTGCAGGCGCCTGGGCTGGCTGGCGCATCGGACGGGATGGACTGCTGTACGCGCCAGCCTGGCGCCGCGGCCTGGATCCCGGCGAGATTCTGGCGCTACCGACGCTGCACGCGCTGGAGTCGCATCGGCGCCGCCAGGTGGCGGAGCTTGAGGCCCGGATTGAAGAGCTGGAGGGGCTGCACGCGGCGGCGGAGGAAGCGGCGCGCCGCTACCGGCGCCAAGTGCAGCTGGAGGCCCGGCTTGGGCTGATGCTAGAGCGCCTAGCCTAGTCTGCGCCGACCACAAAGAACGAGACGGCGGTCTCGGCGGGGGCCGCGGCGGCCAGGTGGATTGTGAATGATCCGGCCGCCGGCACAACGCGCTGCACTGACACTGCGGCGCCGTTGCAGACCATCGCCATGATGTTAGAAGCGGCGGTCACAAGCGAATTTGTCACGACCACAGACAAGTTTCCGGTGGCGATATTGACGCGCCCGGAGGGCTTGTTGATGGTGACCGCGCCTGTGGTGCCCGGAGGGGTGTTTGTGTAGTCAAGAAAAAGCCCCGCCCAGCCAGCTCCGTTGTTGCCCAGGCGGCCGACACCGTTGGTCTCGGGGCGCAGTGCGGTGCCTCGGTAGCGGGAAAGGCCATCTGAGCCAAAATCGATCTCGTTGCGAGTTGATGAAAGGCCAGCGCCATGGCCTATGATGACTCCTCCACGACCCGAAGGCAGCGTGATTTTACCCGACACACCAACTCGGTACTCTTGACCAAAAATCGTCCAACTGAATGTGTCAGTTAAACTGAATCGCAGTTGCCGGCCGTATGCCTGTAACGAGCCGCTCGTTGCACTTCCAGGCCCGTCACACACAATTTGGTGACCAAACGCGCCGCCGCGCGCCATTTTGCTGAGGTCGAGGGTGTTGCCGATTAAAATCAGCGGGCTTGAGGTATCTGCGTCGAACTCGGCGATGAGTGCATCTCCGATCGCATAGACGGGGCCGTTGCCGTAGACGCGGCTGTGCGACGCAAAAATGTAGATTTCGTTTTCGGAGGCAACGCTAGGGGCATGCGTATCATCTCCGACTACAAGCCCTTGGCCGCTTGCAATGCAATTCAACCCAATGGCCCGGGCCGTTGGCATAAAACTTACTGCTCGGCCAATAACAAGCGGTTCAGCATTAACTGTCGGACCGTAATAGCCGGGTTTATGAGTTATGACAGGACCGGTGCGCGTTAGCTGATAACCGATTTCTGTATCAAAGTTGCTAATCCATACATAACCGGTAGATGTTTCACACAGCGTTGCGGGGCCTTTGATGGTTCCCCCGAATCCGGTTAGTTCTACGCCTGGGCCAAGCAAAAGAGATTTGCCTGGTGCCAATTGGGGACGTGCGTTGAGCTGATACACGCCCGTCGTTCGCAGCGTTACACAGCAACTGAGCTGCAACGATTGGGCAATCGCGGCTGAGTTGACATCGGCCCCTTCAGTGGGTGAAGCGCCTTGTTGTTCGGCCGCATAACCCAGCGCTTGCGAACCGGACGGGACCGCTGTTGGCGGAAACAACTGCGTCAGACTGCGCGGCATGGTTTATTGATTAGCGACGGCGGCGGGTTTTGCGAAAGCGGCCTTTGCTGTCGCGGGGCGGCGTTTTGGTTTTTTTTCGGCGCATTTTCATGGCGAGGACTCCTTTTGATGTATGAGTCGCCGACGAATTAGCGCGCTTTCAATGCGCGCGACTCGGCGCTCGAGTGAGCGTACAGCTCGAGCCAGGCGCTCGACGCGTTGGAGCCTGCGATCAAGCCGCCATAACAGCGCGGCAGTGGGGACCAGCAGCGCGTTGAGCCAATCCAGTACATCGGAAACGATCAACGGTTAGTAGAGCGCTCGGGCAACAGCACTGCCGCCAGGCCGCCGAGCGCCGCGCCAGTTTGAACGAGTGATTCAGCCAGCCCGGCCGGTACGCCGAAAGCAAGCAAGAGCATGGACATTCCAGCCCAGGTGGAGGGTTCTTTAAGGCGTTGCAGGACAAACATAACGGGTCCTTACCAGCTGTAGGGGTTAATCGATTGTTGTGCGAAGGTGCCGCCTTTGATTTCGGGCACTAGCGTAATGCCTGACCGCGAAGGTTTTGAATTAACCTGTTTTGGGTCCACGGGGGTGACAATTCCGCGTGAGCCAGTGTTCACGGGCGCGGCCGTAAACTGGCGCGCGTCGTTGAGCTGGTCAATCGTCATGCCCTTAGATCGGTTGATCGATTGTTCTGCAAACGTTGGGCCTTTGAGTTCCGGAACGAGCGTAATGCCTGACCGCGACGGTTTCGAAGAAACCTGTTTCGGGTCTATTGGAGTCACGATTCCGCCTGAGCCGGTGTTAACGGGCGCGGCCGTAGCCGAGCGCGCGGCTTCGAGCTGGTCAATGGTAATGCCGCCAGGCGCGATGGGATACGGCAGGCGCGGGGCCTTTTGCAGCGGATGCAAGCCGGCGACGTATTGCAGGTATTCGCCGGCCGGGCAGTAGAGCGAGGCGGCCCAGCCGTCGCCGGCCTTGATGGCGGCGTCACATCGGGCGCGGTCGGTTTCCGGGATCCCCAAAACCTTGCCGGCGCTGGTGACGGTGCCCGAGACCACGCCGTCGACCAGGCCAACAGCGCCTTCGCCCACCGCTTTGCCCAGACCCTTGCCGTAGCGTTGCAGCAACAGCACGCCCACGATGGCGAGGCCGCCGAGCACGAGGCCCAGTTGCACTTGAGGCGGAATCTTCACGGGGATCGGTCCTCAGCATAAATCGGCGTTGTCTGGCGCTGGCGGACCCAAATCAGCGTGCAAAACACGAGGAGCATTAGCAGCATGGATTCAGTGTTGCCAGGAGATGGCACGGGTCAGGCCTCGAACATGGCGCGCTCGGCGGCGCGACGCGACACCAAGCCTGCCAGCACGCGGCCACCGGCGCGAGTCCAACGGTCGAACTGCGCGGCGGCTGCGTCGCGGTCGTTATTATTTAGGAGTCGTAGCAACGTCGAGCGCCGGAATGCTCCTGCTCCGATGTTAAACACAAGCGAGACCAGTGCATCGAACTGGTTTTGCTCCAGTGGAACCGAGACCAACGCGTTGACCGCGTTTTCCGCGGCGCGTACGTCGTCCTGCAACAGCTCCTGCGCGCGAGCCAGTGTAATCCGGTCGAAAATTTCGTCGGAGCGTATACGGTGACCGTATCCAATGGTTAGGAACCCGGCGCCGTCGTCGTAGGGTTCGAGGCGCAGCCCTTCATGGCGCTTAATTGCGTCGAGGCCAGCAGGCGACAGGGTTAGCGCGGACCGGCTCACGGCAGCCACAGCAGCGTATTCGGCCGCGCGGAGGTTGTCAGCAACATCGTCGGCCGGCGCGAAAGCTGCGGCGGAATCTCGCGAGCGCAGGACCAGGTACGTTGCAATCGCAGCGACGAGAGGGATTGCATAGGCCGGGTTCATGCGACGAAGTTGAAGATTGCAGCGCCGGGGGCCCCGTTGCCGCCGTTGGTGGCGACGGCATTGGAACCGCCACCGCCGCCGCCTACGCCTGGGGCGACGGCGTTAATTCCGTTCGCGCCGATAGCGCCGCCGGGCGTGCGTGATCCAAAGGCGGCGACTTGCGACGACGCGCCACCAGCAGCCGGCGCGGCGGCGCCGCCTATGGCGGCGCCGGACACGCCAGATATGGCGTTGCTTGGGGCGCCGGTAGGAGCGGACGACGTGGCGCCACGGACCCCACCGGGCACCGTCACGGTGCCGCCACTTATTACGCAAGTGGTGCTTCCGCCGTTGCCGCCCGGGCCGCCGGACGTGCCGCCGGCACCGCCGGCGCCTACGGATCCGGTGATTGAATCGCCGGGTTGCACGGTGAGCGCAAAAGAGCAGATTGTGGCCGATTGGCCGCCGGAGCCAGACGCGCCAGAGCTGCCGCCGTCGCCGCCAACTCCCCCGCCGATGAGCGTTATTTCGCAGAAACGCGCCCACGAAGGCACAACCGTCGAGTAAGCGCCTGCGGCGTAGAAGGCCTGCACTTGGCCTGCGGTAATAAGCTGCGAGGCGCCGGGCATGTCAGGCGAGCACCGAGATGGCCACGGAGTTTCCAGCAGCTGAGGCAATGCCGTGCCAAGCAGCGTCCGGCGCGTCGGCCTCGTTCCAGGTTTGTCCGGGACCAATTTGGATTGACGAGTTGGCAAGGGTGACTGTGGAGCCGCCAATGGCAACGGGGACAGTGCCGTTGTTGCGGAACCGCAGCGATTTGCGGCCGGATCCAGCAGCTATGAGCGATACCACAGTTGTCCCAACAATGACCGGGGTTTGATCTGTTACAGATGAGCCGCCGGCGATCGACAGACCTCTCGGGTTAAATTGCCCGTCGCCGTTGCCGATCAGCAGGACAACGGTCTGCGCGCTGGCGCTGGTCAGATCAATTCCTTCAAAGCCGCCGCGCGGCCGCATGCGCACACCCGCGGGCAGTCCCACGGCCTTTGCGTCAAGCGGTCCCGGGCCGTCGTCAAGCTGGCCGATAAACCCTATGTCTATCGGTGCGCTTGAGGTCATGATCTCAATTAGCCGGCCGGGAATGTGAAGGCGTTGAGTGCTGGCGCCGGCGAAAACAGCAGTGTAGGTGCGCACGGCATTAACTCCGAAGGTATCGCGCGCCCACGAGCGCTAATGCGACGACAGCGACGATGGCGACTAGGTAGGAGCGCGGCACGGCGCCGCGGGCGGCCTCCTGCGTGGCGACTTGGGCATCAATGGACGACGAAACGACGTTGCGCGAGAGCCCTACCAGGTCGGCCAGCGTTTTGGTGTTGAGGTCCATGGTCGAGCGAGCAAAATCAAGTGCATTAGCTACCGCGCCTTGGTCGAGCTGGTTAAGCGTGATTTCTTCGCGGCCTGACGTCGACAGCACTACGGAGCCGCCATCGGCAACAACTCGGCGGTCGACGTTAGTTGTGTTTGTGGTGGTTTCTGATCGGCTTCGGCTTCCGCCAAAAATAGCCATGGGTCACCTCCGTGGCTGCAATACGACCAGCAAAACGAGGCCAGCAGCAACGGCCGCAATCATCATCCACGGAAAGACACTGGGAGACTGCGAGGCGCTTGCGCGGCCGGTGGCAACTGACCATCCGGAGTTATCAAACGCGGCGCGACTATTAGACGTGGCTCTGCCGGAAGCCGAACTCGACAAATTGGGCAGGACACCGCCGCCGCCGCCACCTGCACCAATGCCACCGGTGAAACCGCCCACTCCAGCAATAGGAGCCATTGGGTCAGCGCCTGAGCACTAGGAGCAAAACGACAAGACCGATTACCGCGGCGCCGCCAATAATGAGCGTGCGGTTTTGTGGCATGGCAATAGGCGTTGCCATGGGCGTCGTAGCGGGCGTGGCAGGTTGCCCGGACCGGTATACCTGACCTGTTTGCTCGTCAGTAAAGTTTTGCGCGTTTTGGTTTACTTGATAACGCTCGTCGAGCTCGGCGTCGACGACTCTCGACACGCCTTTGCGCAAAATGCCATCCAAAAAACTGCCCCATCCAGTGTCAGTGGCAAGAGAGGCGGGATCGTCGACACCAGCAACGGGATTACGGATCGGCACGAGCGTTCTCCTATGCATGCGGGGCGGCGTAATTGCTTAGGCCGCTCCGCAGTCAGTTCGCGCGAGACGCGCGCGGGTTAGTTGTTGTCCAGTGGGTCAAGCAGCTCGGCCACTACTGTGACGGCACCACTGCCAGAAACGGTGACGTAGTACTCCATGGGCACGTCAGGATTCAGCGGCAGTGCGTCGGACAGGTTACCGGCCGGGATGAAGTCCACGGTGTAAACGTTAGCCTGCGGGGTTCGCTGAAATTCCGTTTGCTGAAAATCGTTGATCGCGTCGGGCAGGTTTTCGAAAATGGGGATGCCGTTTCTTCGGACTTCGGCAGACGTGACGGTAGATCCGAACAAGTGCAGTCTCTTGATCAAAGTCGGCGTTTTGCGGCCATAGCCAAATTCAAGCGGGAACGTGCCAGCTGCGGCGAAGGACTGGGACAGGTTCAAAACTTTTCCGATAAGCGGCGCGGAGTCTGCCATGCCTTGTGGTTCTGACAGGTCGGCAAAACCCGAAAGCGTTGGCGACGTCGCGGCTCCGATGTCAACTTCCATGGTCAGCTGACGCACGGCGCTGGCCACGGTATCGAAGGATCCGAGCTTTTGGCCAACAATGGTCTTGGCGCGAATTTCCGAAAAATCGATCGACAGAAACGAGGCGTTTGCCGTTATCCCGCGGTACTGCATTCGCAAATCAATGCGGGAGCCGCTGTCGTCGAAGATGGTTTTGGAGTTGGCCTTAATTCGGAGACCGGTGATCTGGGCTTTTGTGAACGTGCCGCCGAGCTGGAGGATCATGCGGTCAATGGTCAGCCCCAGCAGGTTGGACATGTTTAGCGTGGCAGTGTTGTTGCTCACAACGTTTTGAAACGGAAGCAGGCGACGCAGCATGGCGGGTCCTAAAGGTGGAAAACGTTAGCCAGCAATAATCCGGTCACAGGTCCTTGAGCAACGGCACGTTAAACCTGACGGCGGCGGGGCGCACGATTAGCGTGGTAACGGCGGCAAAAGCGAGGAACATGGCATACGCTTTGACGTAGTGCTTCATTGTTGGATTCTCCAGGTAGTTCGAGGGGTCGGCTGAGGTGGCGCGACTGCCCGGAAACTGCCGCATCTGGTGCGCGGTTGTCTAATGCCTAGCTAGCGTGGAGGCGCAACGGTGTACCGGCGCAGGCGGCCGGTGTGCAAGTCTTTCTCGACCCATTCAAGGGCCTGCAACTGCGCTAGCTGGTCGGCCGGCACGTCGAGCAGGTCAGCCATGTAGCGGCGCGAGGCGGCGGAGTTAAGGCGCCCGCACCGCACGGTCGTCGCGTTGTCGAGCGCGGTTTTGTCGACCAGGGCGGGGCGTTGAGTTGTGCCGATGACGGAAAGCGCGCGGTGTCGGCCCTGGGTAATCACGCGCAGCCAGCCAGGCGGCGAAGAACCGGGCCGGGTGACCCCCGACAGTTCTTCGGCCAGCAGAGTGCAGCGGCCGGCTTGGAAGGCGAGTTGGCACCAAAGGTCGAACTGCCGCCAGGCGAGCTTCGGGTCGGGCGAGGGCACGAACACGAGCGAAAGGCCGCCGCGGGTGTCGGCGAGGCGCACTTGTTCGACAGCAGCGGCGATGGTTGGCACCGAACTGGCGAGCTGCCCGTATTCGGCTTGAGGGTCCCATATCAGCAGGCGCTTGGGTCGCCGCTTAGCGAGCTGCGCTTTCACCTGCAGGGACTTCCCCGAGCCGGTGGCGCCGACGATGATCAAGATATCGGCGCGTTGCGCCGTGCTCACGGCGTGGGCGCGGGTTCTGGTGCCGGCGCGGGGTCGGGCTGCACGGGCTTTGCCTGAGTCGCGGCCCGGGCTTCGAGGTCGTCTTTCATGGCGCGCACGGTGGCGACGGCGACTGGCACGCACACAAAAGCGGCCATGATCTCCTCTTTCCACAAACCAAACAGTTCGCCGACGGACCAATGATGTTTTACAAACACAGGCGCTAGGGCGTCGGCCACGCGTGCAATAGTGGGCTCGTCGTACACGTTCGCAACGGTCGGGAACATGGGCCGCATTAACTCGCGGAAGGTGCTGAGCAGTCCGGCAAGGTCGGCGCGCGGATCCGATGCCGGCTCGGGCTCGTGCTGGGGTTGCGGTTGCTCGGGGCTGCCGGGCTGCGCAGCTGCAGCGGCGTCCAGCTCGGCCGCCTGGGCAGCAAGCGCATCGAGGTTGTCAGGCATGGGCTTAGTCTCCGAGGAGCACGTCAAGCGCGCCGCGGCTGCGCGGCTTGGTGGTCGGGGTTGTGGCGGGTGGTGCTTTTGGTTCGGTTGGCGCCGGTTCCGCAGCCGATGCGGAGGCCTTGAGCCGGTCGGCGACGGCCTGTTGCGCAAGCGCGTGCAGCGCGTTGGCGCCGCGGCGGGAGCGGACTTGAATCATGCAGGCGCAATCGTCGCAGTGCAGGTACGGGTAACGTCCCTGGACGCCTTTGAGCAGCTCGGCATCCGTTGCGTGGCACAGAGGGCACGGCACGCGGGCAATTAGGTTGGGTCGGTCTGGGAGCGCGAGGTCGGCAGGCATGCGAGCACTTGATCAAGGTCGTGGCGAAGGTCGTTTACGGCGCGCACGAGCTCACCGTTAAGCGATAGCGCGGCCAGCGTAATGGCATGCACTTGGGTAATCCGCGCAGGTAGCGGCAGTTTTTCGGCCATGGCAACGCGCGCGGTCAGCTCGGCGAGGCGCAGCTCAAGCGGGTTCGAGTCAGGCCGTGCCATTGTGAAGCACCGATAAACCATCCATTACGGAACGGCTCACCACGTCACCACGGGCGCGCGGCGGTCGTCGTCGCAGGTCATTGAGCAGCTCGTCGAGCACCGCCTGGTTATCGTCCAGAGTGTTGCCGGTGAGCTGCGAAGCCGCGAAGGCGAGGAACTCGGCCACGGCCTCGCGCGAAAGGATTAACGCCCACTCGGCCGGCAGCAGGTTGGCGGCGTGGTAGCGATCTGGCATTGGGTCTGCCTTGCCCAGTAGCTCCTCGTCGCTAGCGTCGCGCATGCCGAGGGCAGTCTTGAGGCCGGGCGACCAGCTCAACGCGCGGCGGCCTTCAAGGGCGGCGGCGTAGTGGCGGAACAGCGCGCCGGCCTGGTCGTCGCCCTCCTGGGCGAACAGCAGGAGCTGAAAGGGCGTGACGTGCAAGTCCTCGGTCCAGTGGCTCCGCTTGACGCCCACTTTTGCATACGAACGAGCCAACTCCGCGGTAATGCCCCAGGCCTCGTCCCGGCCAAACTTGGCGACATACTCGGCCGCCCGGTCCCCTCCCCTCAGGTCGAGGCCGTGGCGCCAGTGATTCCGGATTGCGGCCGCGCCTTGAGCGCCAAGCACCAAACGGAAGCTTTTACTGCGGCGCCGGCCGGTGGCGAGCACACCAGGCACCAGGCCGGCGCGGATGCACGCCCACAGCCAAGCGCGCTTCAACGAGCGCACCGCGGCCTTGTCGTCGACAAGGCCGGCCCTGGCAAGCACCAGGTCGTGAGTGTGCGGGTGCCAGCCGTTGCGGCCGTGCGTCACTTCCAAGCCGCGGATGCTGCCGGCGCGGCCGTAGCGCTCCCAGGTGTCCCGGTAGGCCCGGGACGCCTTGAACACTTCCAGGGCCTTCGCCTGGCCGGCCAAGAGACCTTCAAGGGGGTCGTCTGCTTGGTGGTGAAACGTCAGCGTCACCAGGTACGCGCCATGCGCCTGGCGGCCGTCATCCGCCCTGCCCTGCTCCAGCCACCGGACCATGCCGAGCTGCAGCTCCAGGCGCCGGGCCTCGGAGAGCTTCGCGGCGCAGACCGGGCAGGTCCAGACCGAGCCGCAGGTCAGCAGGCCGTGGACGGAGGCGTCCGAGCCGTCGCGCGCTCGGTACACGCGAACATTCGCGGTGCCGTCCGGGACGTGGCGATGACACCAAACCGTCCGGTGTTGCTCTTCAGGCCGGGCGCCGGCCTGGTTGAGAAGGCGCTGCGCGGTTCGCAGTAGGCCGAATCTCGCCCCGCGCGCCGCCGGCCGGGAGGCCGTTTCCGCATGCCGGCGCGTTGCGCTGTCAAAGGATTTCGCAGAGATACCGAGAGGGCGCGTACCCTGCCGCGGAGGCAATACTGCCCCGGTCTCGTGCATCGCAGGGCTTAGCAAGGGGTAAAGCGGCCGTAAACGACTGTCACGCTACAGGCTGCTCGCAGGGCCGAAGGTTGAAGACGGGCTCCACAATTTCTAACCGGCCGTGCACGCGCACGCGGAGCTGCTCCGCGGAGCCGCCCTCCACTGGGCCCACAACGCGCCCACGAGCACCGCCGTGGGGGCCCGCAAGCACGAAGACGCCTGAGTCGATTTCGATGCCTGGCGCAAACAGCGCCGCGGGTCTGTCCTGCTCCGCCGCTGGATTGGGCGCCTGCGCCGGAGCCTTCGGGGCAGCGGCGGAGCCGACAGTTTTGGAATGCGCGGCCGTCGCCTGCGCGGTAGGCTTTGGGCGGGTGTTGGTGGCAGGCATCGGGCGGCCTTTTGGTTACGGGAATAACAAAGCGCCAAGCAGCGCCACGGCGACGGGCAAGAGGAGGAGCGCTCGCACATACAACCGCCTGCGGGCGCGTTGGCGCTCGGCAAGAAACACGGGACGAGCCAAGGGAAGCATTTGTTTTGGCTCGACGCCGGTGCGGATAGGGGCGTTCATCATGCCGCCGCCCTCCCCAGCTGGGCCGCCACTGTCTCCACGGCCTCAAACGCGTCGCGGTTGGCCTCAAGCTCGTGCTCAAGCAAAGCGCGTTCGATGTCACCCCACAGCGCATTAAACGTGGGCAGAAAAAGCGGTCGGACGAGCCCCTTGAGGCGGCCCGTGGCAATGCGGGCATTAACCGAACGACGTAGCTGCTCAAGCTGGCGCAGCTCCTGGCGCAGCGCGTCGAGCGTCTCAACTTGCTGTGTGGACAGTTTCACGGGTGACCCTTTCACCTGGTGACCTGCGCGTCCGGTAGGGCGTCCCGGTGATCGGGTCCACCAGGTGGCCGGGTCGGGCGCGCAGGGAGCCCCGGCCGGGACGTGGGGCAAAGATTACCTTTCAGGCCGAGGAATAGTCAACACGGCGAGGGGTATGCAACGGGCTATTAAGTAGGGGTATCGTTGCGGCCTAGCTAGGTGCTTGAGGGGTCGGGCATGGAAACAGTGGACTTCCTGGACGCGGTAAAGCTGCGCCACAACCTGCCGAGCGACTACGCGCTTGCGAAGCGGTTAGGCCTGTCGACTCAGGGTGTGAGCAACCTTCGGACGGGCAAGCGCGTAATGGGCGAGGACACGGCGCTGCGGGTGGCCGAGCTGCTTGAGTTGCGGCCGGAGTACGTTCTGGCATGCGCGGCAGCGGAGCGGGCGCAGGTGCCTGGAGTGCGGTCAGCCTGGTTACGGGTGGCGCAGAGCTTGGCGGCGGGGGTAACGGTGGCGGCCGTGGGGGTGGCGGGGCTGGTGGAGCGGGGGACAGTGCTTATTATGTCCAATCGTTCCCGGCGTTGCGGCGGAGCATTGCGGTCTTTGCCGCTGGTACCGCCACTCCAACAGCTGCTGTCGCGGCGCTGGCCGAATTGATTTTGTAGGCGTGTCGGCACGTCCGTTGCTTACCGGCGACACGATGGAACGTGGGATTGAATTTGCAGGCGCCTGGGCTGGC